GTTAAGCCCCCACCTGTTCTTCATGCGTGCTTCTTATCACGCTTCATCTGCAACATACCAAGGCCCAGAAGCCCCGTTCCAAACAACCAGAGGGTTGCCGGGATTGGAACTGCAGCTATGTCGATACGATTGTGCTCGAAGTCACTAATCATACCTCCATTATCGAGCAGCAAGATGCCGTCGATCACTTCGCCATTGATCGCAGTGAAAGTGAACCCCGATTGAGCATTGGGATCAATCACACCTAGATCAAACGGCACGACCTTATCGTTCAACGTCACTATGGCCGTGACATCGCCAGTGCCTTTCAACGAGAACACCTGTGTGGTGGTCCCGAGTAGGTTATTGGCCGGATCGAACACTTCGAAGAACACAGCAGTTGTGTTGCCGATCTTAATGTCATTGCCGTTTGACGCTGAAGTGAACCCAGGTGTCAGGTCATTGTAGATGACATGATCAAGGTTCTGGCCGTTAAAGCCTCCAACCACTTCAAAGAGGTCAGAGCTTTCAGTAATTACGTTAATGCCCGTTCCACTGAGATGTGGATCGAGTATAACGTCCGCGTAGGCCGGTGCCACCGATAGAGCGGTGGCGAGTAAGGCCCCTCTTATCTTACGCATGTTGAACTCCCTTCTGATGTGCCTACTGGCACATCGGTAAAGGTCTACCCTTACCGACGAGCCACTGGGCCATACCCATGCACAAAGCAAAGGTATGGCCCATTCACTCATGCACATGCCTCCAGTGCTCGTCCAATCACGAAGCAGATAACAAGGATAAGCATCCAGAAAGCGATAGTGGCTCCAAGTATATCCCACCCAAAGTCATCGTTTAACATCACCAGTTCTCCGGGAATTTAACCAGTTCATCAAGATCGCGTTCGCCAGCTGCGCGATGCTTCTTCAGCCAATCTACAACGAAGTTGAACTCGCGAAGAAGCAGCTCGGGCCTTTGATCGCAGGCGTCGATAAGCACGGACAGGGCATTGGCGCGGTTGATATGCTGTTCCGTTGTCAGTTTAACGCGAACATCAGTGATACCCGTGCCAGTGCGGTCCTTGTTTTGAACCACGTCGATCTCGTCACCATTAGAGAAACGCCACGTTACATAGCGCTCGTACCCATCGCCCCTGATACCAACACGGACAGCACCAGCCGCCCGCGCCGTCTTGTTTGCATCTTGCCACTGATCATAAAGCGGGCCAGCATCGTCCCACACCAGCGTCATGAACGCGACGAAGGACTCGCCGTTGACGGTTTCAGATGTGAACGGAAGGTTCATGCCAGCTCCCCTCACCATGATATGACTCGTACCAAACGCGGACAGGGTATCCCGTGACACCGCCGATGCTGCAGGCCATTAGGAATTGCTCGCAATTATGGACATTAGCCATAACCGCATTCAGCTCCCGCCAACGCTTAGCGCCAAACCAATTCTTGAGGTCTTTCATTGCCTTGGCACGTTTCCGCTTATCGGTGCCCTCGTACTTGATATCGGTGTGCATTATTCTGACTCCTCGAGTTTTTGCCGTGAAATATTCACAGCGAGTTGGAACACCTCATTATCACTTAGCAACGTGATATCGACTCCATGCTCACGGCACCAGTTTCGCATCCACGCGACCAGTGCTTCTCTTTCTGTTAGTGCATGATTCACGTCAACCCCCTAGATTAATACGTTGTATCGTTCTCGCGTACTCACATAATCCTCGTCCGCATTGACGAAGATCGGTTCGATCCACACCCGCTTGACGAATGTGAGTGCTGGACCATATTTCTGATTTCTGATGTGACCCCGGCGCAGATGTGCGGCCTTTGGTTTGCCCTCTGTCGCATGATCAGGGTGATCCGGTCTATCTTCTGGCACGTCGATGGTCGTGACCCTCGGATAGGACTTCAATCCAGTCTTGTGCTTCCCAATCCCCAGCTTTGCTAACTTATGCTCCACCACTTTCTTAAGTGTGTTCTTAGTGGCCAGCATGACGATGAGGTAAGTCACTATGCTTTGGATTGCGGACTTGATGTCCATTTGTGCCTGAGTACCAACGGACCACCGATCGAACTTGTATTTTGGTGGCGTGGTCTCCATTATCACATCATCGCAGCCGATCTCGTGCCGTTCCCCGTCAAGTTTGTCCAAGGTCACACCCTGGAATGTTAGCGTCATGCAGGACTCTTCCGTATGTGCCCACTGCAGGGCACGGGCCTTACCATTGAGGATATCGTCCACAAGATCCATTGGTGAACCGGCCCGCAGATTGAATGATGTGGCCGGTTCCACCTTAATCATGATGTCAACCTCCTTGAATGGGAGTTTGAACAGTCCCAATTCAAGAAGGGCGAGTTTAGTGTCGCGAACGGCCTCGGTTGAGGCCGCCGCGAATGTCCTTGGTGATATAACGAAGAGTTCGTTCTTCATCGGGTCCGCTCTCGAAGCACTATTGAGGGCTGCGTAACTTCCCACCAAGCAACAGCGATTCCAGTGGTCATGTTGAACAGGTGGAACCCGTGGGCGCGAACACTGGCCCGATCGGTTTCGATTAGCCTGAGCACATATTCTCTGGCCATCTTATCCGACGCGATCTCGAAGGTGTATTCCCAGCGGATACCGACAACACCCTGGTCCATTTGGAGCATGTATTTGTTCATTGCAGCACCAACGTGCCCATAAGGCGTTGCGCGCACAACTCACATACTGCATCGTGATACGCATCCGAGTATTCATTCGGATGAGTGTTCATCAATGCGCGTTGTTCCTTGATTGCATCGCGCATGTCCCAGAAATCCGGAAGATGCAGGTCGTCGAAATCGTCGTCAAGAAGATGTGCCATTGGTTTGACCCCTCGGGCGGTGATTGATGATTGCAGTAGATGGAGTCCGCCCGTCGCATCCATCGTTGCACGTTTTCACGCAGTTGTCAAGAAGTTTATTCAGGAGGCATTTTGTGCCTGCGTGTGCACCCGTCAATTTTCTACATATGTGTTTATTGCCCGATCTTTCACTTGTTCCGCCCGCATACTCTCTTTATTAAAAAAAAAAAAAAAAAAAAAAAAATAAAAATAGAGAGGAGTGATACGTCAATACCTTTGGTGCTGCGTAGAAAATTGATGGGTACACGGATATTCACAAAACGAAAACAGTCCCCGGCATTTGCGCCGGGGACTTGGTTAGGATTAGATCTCGACGTCCGTTGCATCGGCCGCCATATCGGCCGCCAACTCGTCGGCCCGTTGCTTTGCGCGTTCCATCGTTTTCGGATTAGTCATTTCCGCTTCGACGGCCGACTTGAACGTCGCATCTTTGGGTTTCAAACCGCGCGCCAAGACCTTATTCATGGCGACAATACGCAGTTCTTTGGTGTAAAGATCAACGGCCCGCGTTCCAGTGATCGCGACTCGAACGTTGCCACGCAACATGGACTCCAACTTTTTTTCCGCCGCCGCCCGTGACAACGCAACGAAGTTGTCGGGATACTTTTCTTTGGTGACGGATGCGTGCGAGTCCATAAACACATTCCGCGCGCCGATCTTAAGGAAGTGTTCGATTGCGTTTGCAGGCATTTTGTCGAAATTTACATCCAACTCGATACCTTTACCGATTTTGATAAGCATCGCCGTGACTCCATCGGTCGAATTACCGGGACCATCCCGAACGCCGATCCGGTGTATCCTTTCACGAGTCCCGGTGAATGTCACATAAATTCTTTATAAACAAATAATACAGAAAGGTTTTGGTAAATACCTTTGCGTCCGGCAATGGTCAATACCATTTTCTTTCTGTGAATTGAACCGAGTATAACATGCGGTGCGTGTGGATTGGTAATCCACCGAGTCCGATTGTGCAATGGAACAAGAACCACACCGATTGCATGTGGATCTCATTCCACAATGGGGACTCGTTGATTGGAACCGAGTATCACATGCGTTGCCTGTGGATCTGGGATGTGCGCGTGGGGGGGTGCCGGGGCCAAAAATGCCCGGCCTCCGCGCGCGGAGTACCCCTTCGCAAAATATGAGCGAGTTTTTCAAGGTATTGCCCTTCCCCTTCCCCTCCGATCCGGGAGGGGAAAGGCAATACCTTTAATCACGAAATCGTGATCGCGAAAGTCAATCAGGGGGCTTGACACGTTTCCGGCCTAGAGCGACAATTCGAGCATTGGAACGGGCCGGAGGTATGGCTGTGTCCCTGATCGGCAGAAAGTTTAGGCAGGCCGATGCAGAAGTGGTGCGAGAGCTGACCTCCGCGGATCTAGTCCTTTTGGACGTAGAGCGGGGATTGAAGCCCACTCACGTCAAGCGGCTTCGGGACTCACATCATAAGGCGGCGCGGCTGATCGCACAGGGACTTCCTATGTGGGAGGTTTCCGCACACACTGGTCTGACTCCTTCCCGGATCAGTGTGCTGAAGAGCGACCCGTCCTTCACAGAGTTGCTGGCTCTGTATCAGAAGGAAGTGGGGGAAGTCAACCGCGCCGCCTACGCGGATAACGTACAGAAGGTCGCTGCACTGCACAGTGATACAATAGACGAGATCCATGACCGCCTCGATAATGAGCCTGATAAGCTCACAATGGGCGACCTCCTGGATATCGCCAAAATGACTGGGGATCAAACCGGGCTGTCATCTAAGGGGCGAACAGCCAACCTGAATGTGCATATAGGTATCGCGGATACTATCAATGAGGGCTGGAAGCGTGTTAACGAGCTGGCCGGTCCCCGCGGAGTGCCCACTGCTCTAAGTGGTCCGGTCGTGGAGGGGGAGGTGGTTTCAGGGCAGAGGGCCACCTCCCCTGGCCAAGCCAGGTCGGAGTCGGAGTCGGGTGCTGAGCGAGGGGACGGCGATGGATGACCCTCGCGATCTCCTAAAGGAACTGTCATTGTTCAGGAACGATCCTCTCGGGTTCGTTCTTTTCGCTTTCCCTTGGGGGAAAGGTCTCCTCACAGGGCGGGAACCGGAGCAGTGGCAGAAGGATTTCCTCACCGATCTCGGTAAGGGTCTGCTTACCCCTGAAGAGGCGGTCCGTCTCGCCACTGTTTCTGGAAACGGTGTGGGCAAGTCGGCCCTTGTCTCTTGGGTCATCCTCTGGGCAATGTCCACCTTTCCAGACACGAAGGGCGTCGTCACGGCGAACACTGAGACGCAACTTAAGACCAAGACCTGGGCCGAGCTAGGAAAGTGGTTCGGCCTGTTCTGCGCCAAGGACTTCTTCAACCTCGGCGCGACTACCCTGACCTCGAAGGACCCTGATCACGAGCGGACTTGGCGAGTGGATATGGTCCCGTGGTCAGAGCATAACGTGGTGGCATTCCAGGGCCTCCACAACGAAGGCAAGCGCCTCTTCATGATCTTCGATGAAGCGTCTGCCATTGTGGATGGAATCTGGGAAGCTGCCGACGGTTGTATGACTGACAAAGACACACAGCGGCTCTGGTGCGTTTTCGGTAATCCTAACCTTCCTACGGGCAGGTTCCGAGAATGTTTCCAGGGTGGCCGCTTCGCGGATCGCTGGGTTGGCAGACGTGTAGATTCGCGGAGCGTGTCATTTACTGACAAAGGAGAGTTTCAGCGCTGGATCGACGACTACGGCGAGGACTCCGATTTTGTCCGCGTTCGAGTGCGCGGGATATTCCCAAGGTCCGGCGAACAGCAATTCATCTCTGTGCAAGACGTTGATGACGCTATGCGCCGTGAACCAGCACAGAGACATACCCTTGATCCGCTGGCGATCGGTGTGGACGTAGCAAGGTATGGGTCCAATGAATCAGTTATCTTCTTCCGAAAAGGAAGGGACGGTGCTACAATTCCCCTCGAATCTTACCGAGGCCTTAACACGGTCGAGCTGGCTACAAGGGTCGCTCAGGCCAATTCCCAGTACAATGGCGACGGCCTATTCATTGATGGTGGCGGAGT